CATTCGTAATACAAAAGGTTACGATTTAAAATCATCAAGAAGAAGTTTAAATTTATTATTCTCTGAATGGGGTAATAGAGGTGTTCATCTTTTTAAAGTAGAATTAAAAAACCAGTTAATGACAGCTGGTACAATTACTTATACTACACCACAAGATTGCAGTGATGTATTAGAAGCTTATGTTTCAACTTCTGAAAATATAACTTCAAGTACAAACGATATATCTTTAAATAAAATTGATAGATCTGCTTACGCAGCACTTCCTAATAAGGGACAAACTGGGCAACCTTCACAATATTATGTGAATAGACAAATTACACCAGAAATTAGTTTATATCTTGCACCAGATTGCACAACTTACACTTATTTAAAATATTATTATATACAAAGAATTCAAGATGCTGGTTCTTACACGAATCAAGCAGATTTACCATATAGATTTTTACCATGTATGGTTTCTGGGCTTGCATTTTATTTATCACAAAAATATGCACCAGAAAGAATTCAAGATTTAAAATTATTATATGAAGATGAATTACAAAGAGCTTTAGAAGAAGATTCTCAAAGAACTTCTGTATTCATTTCACCTTATACTTATTTTGGAGACAGATATTAATGTCATACGCACGTGGTAAAAGATCACTAGCAATTTCTGATAGAAGTGGGGCTCAATTTCCATATAGAGAAATGAGAAAAGAATGGAATGGTTCTATTGTTCATTTTACTGAATATGAACCAAAACATCCACAATTAGATCCCCCATATCATCCAGCCGATCCTCAAGCATTAATAATGCCAAGAGCAGATATTAGACCAGGCGGTGGTTGTGAAGTACAATTAGATTTATATTACTGGCCAGGACAATTTTTAGCAAATGGAATGCAACCTGGAATTAGTGGAGACATTATTAATAGTAGAAGATCTGCAGCAACAAGTGTTGGAGATGTAACAATAGTAATATCATGACATACGCAGAATTATTATCTAATATAAGAAGTTACACAGAAGTAGATTCATCAGTATTAACTGATAGTCTTTGTGATACATTTATTAAAAATTCTGAATATAAAATATTTAGAGAAGCTGATTCTGATTATGCTAGAGAATATGCTACTTCAAGCTTTAACTCTGGTAATAGATTTTTACTTTTACCTGATGATAATACAGACGAAGGAACAACTACTATTAGAAGAGCGCTAATAGTTAGATCTGTTATTGTAACTAATACATCTTCTAATCAAGTATCATTAGAACCTAGAGATGATACATTTATAACTGAATATAATAGTTCAGGATCTAGTGGATTTCCTAAATATTACTCAATGTATAGAGAAAATGCTATTCAAGTAGCACCTACACCAGATGCTTCATATCCAGTAACATTAGATTATGTTTATACACCTGATAATTTAAGTTCTACTAATACTACAACTTATATCAGTCAAAATGCACCAGAATTATTATTATATGCTTGTTTAGTAGAAGCCTTTGCATACTTAAAAGGACCTATGGATATGTACAAACTATATCAAGACAAGTATAATACAGCATTACAAGGCTTTACGATTGAACAAACAGGTAGAAGACGTAGAGATGAGTATTTTGATGGTTCATTAAGAATTAAAATTAATTCACCATCACCATAAAAACTATAAGGAGTACAATATATGGCAATAGCACAAGCAGTATGTAATTCTTTTAAACAGCAAATTTTAGAAGGACAACATCAATTTCAAACTGGCGGAAACGTTTTTAAATTAGCACTTTATACATCAGCAGCAAACTTATCAGCATCAACAACTGTTTATACTTCAACTAACGAAGTAGCAAACACTGGTCAGTACACAGCTGGAGGTGGTGCTTTAACAGGACAACAAACTTCACTTGATACAGGTGTAGCAATTGTTGACTTTGCAGATTTATCATTCACAGGAGTTACGCTAACAGCAGCGGGCGCTTTAATTTATAACACATCAGCAGCAAATAAAGCTGTATGTGCTTTAAGTTTCGGTGGAGATAAAACAGCAACTTCAGGAACATTTACAATTGTGTTCCCAGCGTTTACATCAGCGAATGCAATATTAAGAATATCATAGAGGTAGCTTTATGGTGTTCGTTATTAACGACAGAGTCAAAGAAACAACTTCGACAACTGGAACAGGCACTGTTACATTAAGTGGTGCTCAGTTAGGTTTCCAAAGTTTTTCTGATGGTATCGGAGCAAGTAACTCAACTTACTATTCGATTGCTTTAGGCAATCAATGGGAAGTGGGCATTGGCTCTTTAACGAACGCCACTACCTTTACAAGAGACACAGTAATATCTAGCTCTAACGCTAGTAGTTTAGTAAGTTTTAATACAGGGATTAAAGATATATTTTGTTCTTTACCAGCAGAATATACACCGTCCCCTTCAATGCTTGCACAAAAATTTGTAAATACACATGCAACATCTATTACAGAAACACAAACAATAGAATCAGGTGTACTTGCAGGCCCAGTAACTTTAACAAGTACTTTAACTGTAACAGGAACTTTGGTAGTAATATAATATGTCTAAAATAGAAGTAAACGCAGTTGAACCACAATCAGGAACTACCTTAACATTAGGTGCTTCTGGAGATACAGTTGTTTTAGCAGCAGGAGCTTCACAAACTGGATTTGGTAGAACAGGAACAGTTAATTGGTCTACAACTATTCGTTCATCAAATTTTACAGCAGTTTCAGGAAATGGATATTTTTGTGACACAACAGCAGGTTCTTTTACAGTAACGCTACCAGCAAGTCCATCAGAAGGAGATATTGTTGCAATTAAAGATTGGTCAAGTACAGCAGCAACAAATAATATTTTAATAGGAAGAAATGGACAAGAAATAGAAGGTAACACTACGGATGGTCGAATAGATGTACACGGTGATGCACAAACATTAGTTTTCTCTGGAGCATCTAGAGGATGGATGGTTGTAAATTCAGGTTTGTTAGAGGGAATTCAATATCCACAATTTGTTGCAGCAACAGGTGGAACAGTTTTAACATGTGGAAATTTTAAAACTCACGTATTTACAGGACCTGGTAGTTTTGTAGTATCTTGTGGTGGAAATGATTTAGGTTCTAATTCAGTAGAATATTTAACAATAGCTGGAGGTGGAGGAGGGGGTAATTCTGGTGGTGGAGCTGGTGGTTTTAGACAAAACTATCCAAGTCCAACAATAGCGGGGCTACCAGTAACAGCAACAACTTATCCTATTACAGTAGGTGGTGGAGGAACAGCAGGATCTAATTCTGGTCCTGGTGGTTCTGGTAATAATTCAATATTTTCAACGATAACATCTGCTGGTGGAGGTGGTGGAGTATCTCCTAGCGTACCAGGTACAGCAGGAGGATCAGGATCAGGGGGTGGAAACGGACCTTTTGCTGGCGGAGCAGGAAACACACCTCCAGTAAGTCCACCACAAGGTAATAATGGTGGAGCAGGCGGACCTGGTACTGGTGCACCTAATCAAGGATATCCATCAGGAGGAGGAGGTGGTGCAGGAGCAGTAGGACAACCTGGGCCTAGTAACACTCAATCTGGACCAGGAGGAATAGGTTCATCTTGGACAAATCCTTTATTCGGACCAACTGCACCAAGTTATGGAACTCCAGGACCAGTTGCTGATACAAGATATTTTGCAGGTGGAGGAGGAGGAGCTGGTTGGTCAGCCCCTGGTGGTGGCGGAGCAGGAGGATCTGGTGGTGGTGGATCAGGAGGAAGTCAATTTTCAGCAGGAACATCAGGAACTACTAATAGTGGAGGTGGTGGTGGTGGTGGAGGTAATAGTTCTGGAACTAACGGCACAGGTGGTTCAGGTATAGTTGTAATAAGATATAAATATCAGTAAAAATTATGGCGGGAATATTAAGAACAGATACAATACAGAATTCAAATACGAGTACTATAATTACTCAAACTAATAGTACAACTATTACTATTGGAACATCTGGACAAACAGTTGCTTTAGCAGCTGGTGCAACATCCAGTGGTTTTGGTGCTACATACAATGGAGCAGTAAATTGGGATACAACTCCTAAGACTACAACAGTAACAGCAGCTTCAGGTGTTGGTTATTTTATTAATACAACAAGTGGCGGAGTTACAGTAAACTTACCAGCTGGATCTGCTGGATCAATAGTTGCTTTATCTGATTATGCAGGAACTTGGAATACAAACGCAGTTACATTAAATGCTAATGGATCAGAAAAAATTGGAGGAGTTGCAGCTTCTGCAACTTTAAATACTCAAGGTCAAGCAGTTACATTTGTTTATGTAGATTCAACACAAGGATGGGTTAACGTAGGTGATGCAACAAAAGTTACAGGAAATGCATTTGTAACAGCCACAGGTGGAACAATCACAACTTGCGGTAATTATAAAATCCATACATTTACAGGACCTGGTACTTTTCAAGTTACACAAATAGCAACCTTACCAGCAAATAATGGAGTTGAATATTTAGTAGTAGCAGGAGGCGGTGGAGGTGGAAATTTTTTAGGCGGAGGAGGAGGTGGTGCTGGTGGATTTAGAACTAATTTTCCATCTGCAGGAATTCCTGTAACAGTAACAACATATCCAATTACAGTAGGCGGTGGAGGTACTGTACCTGCAGGGAAAGGTAATGATTCAATTTTTTCAACAATTACATCTACAGGTGGAGGTGGAGGTGATGCGAATCCAGGTGGATCAGGTGGTGGATCTCCACATAGAGACGCAAGGACTGGATCGGGTAATACCCCTCCCGTAAGTCCTTCACAAGGAAATAATGGTGGAACTGCCCCACTACCAGCTGGTTATGCTGGAGCTGGTGGAGGTGGGCATGCTCAAGTTGGTACTGATGCTGGACCTGCTTATGGACCAATAAGTACACAATCAGGTGCACCTGGTGGTAATGGAACTTCATCATCTATATCTGGATCAGCTGTTTTTTATGCTGGTGGAGGTGGAGGAGGTGGATTTCAACAATCAGGAAGTGTTTCTGGTGGAACAGGTGGACAAGGTGGAGGAGGCACTGGAGCAGGTGCACCAGGTCCTGGCACAAGCACACCTGCAACTGCAGGAACAACTAATAGAGGTGGAGGCGGTGGTGGAGGAGGCTATAGAGGAAATGGAGACACTTATACACCAGGACAAGCTGGTGGTTCAGGAATAGTTGTTATTAGATACAAATACCAATAAAATAAAATTATGAGTGAAATTAAAGTAAATAAAATTAGTCCTAAACAAACATGTACTCAACTAACATTGGGTGATAGTGGAGATACTATTATCATTCCAGCTGGTGCAACGATCACGAATAATGGTACAGCAACAGGTTTTGGTGCAACAGGTGCAGTAAATTGGGATACAACTCCTAAGACTACTACAGTAACAGCAGTTTCAGGAAATGGATATTTTGTTAATACAACTTCAGGTGCAATTACAGTTAATTTACCAGCAGGAGTAGCTGGATCAATAGTTGCAGTTTCAGATTATGCAAATACAGCAGCAACAAATAATATAAATATTGCTCCAAACGGAACTGACAAAATTAATGGAATTAATGCTAGTTACTATCTTAATACAGCTGGAGCATCAGTAACTTTAATTTATATTGATTCTACAAGAGGTTGGAAAGATATTAATGATAGTACTTTAAATGCAACTGGAATAACTGCATCTTATATATCAGCAACAGGTGGAACAGTTTTAACATGTGGAAATTATAAAACTCACGTATTTACAGGACCAGGAAGTTTTGTAGTATCTTGTGCAGGTAATTTTTTAGGTTCAAATACTGTAGAATATTTAACAGTAGCAGGTGGAGGAGGTGGAGGATTTTCTAATGGAGCAGGAGGAGGAGCAGGAGGTTTCAGACAAAACTATCCAAGTCCAACTACAGCAGGATTACCAGTAACAGCAACATCATATCCAATTACAGTTGGTGGAGGTGGATCAGGTGGATCAAGCCCTAGTTCGATATCTGTATCTGGAAGTCCTTCTGTATTTTCAACTATAACATCAACAGGTGGTGGTAGAGGTGGTAATGACCCCAATAGTCCCTCTTCTAACGGTGGAACTGGTGGATCAGGTGGTGGTAGTAGAGGTGGTACTTGTGCATCTTGTGGATCTGTATCAAGACCTGGTGGAGCAGGTAATACACCTCCAGTAAGTCCTCCTCAAGGTAATCCTGGTGGTGGTGGTTTAGATGGTTTTATATATAATACTCAAGGTGGTGGTGGAGGTGGAGCTGGAGCAGCTGGAGCAGATGTTAGTCCTCTAGTTGCAGGTGCTGGTGCACATAATGCAGGATCAGGAGGAATAGGTTCACCAATAGCAACAACATTCTTTGGACCAACAGCTCCAACTTATGGAACTCCAGGACCAGCTCCTGGACGTTATTTTGCAGGAGGAGGAGGTGGATCCACTAATAGTGGTGGATCACAAGGATCAGGTGCAGCTGGAGGTGGAGGAGCGGGTACAGGTGTTGCTGGAACTACTAATACAGGCGGTGGAGGAGGATCGGCACAAGCTCCAGCAACAACTGGATCTGGTGGTTCAGGTATAGTTGTAATAAGATACAAATTCCAATAAAAACTATGGATTTACAATTAACAAAAACTAAATTATAATAGGAGATAAATATGGCACATTTTGCAAAATTAGGAGCTAACGGAAAAGTTATAGCAGTATTAACACTAAACAATAGTGATATGCTAAATGCTTCTGGAGTTGAAGACGAATCAGTTGGTCAACAGTATTTAGAATTACATAATAACTGGCCAGCTCAAATGTGGATTCAAACATCTTACAATACACAAGGTGGAAAACACAGTAAAGATGGAACACCTTTTAGAGGAAATTACGCAGGTATAGGATATACTTGGGATGAAGATAATAATATCTTTTGGCCAAAAAAACCACATGCTTCATGGGTAAAAGATGTAGCAACTGCATCTTGGAAATCACCAATTGGTGATGCTCCAGCATTAACTGAAGAACAAAAGACAGCAAAGTCTTATTATCAGTGGAATGAAGCTGGACAATCTTGGGATTTAAAGACTATCTCTTAATTGTTGACATCTAACTAAACAATATATATCTATTGCATAAGGTGTTATGCATAAAAAAATATTATCTCAAATAGACCTACATTTTGGTCAAGTAGAAATGCCTAAAGGTTTTGAAATAGACCGAGAAAAATTAGGTGCAGATATTTTATCCTCTACTATTTATAATAGAGAATTTCCATTCTCTAGATCTTTTGATATGTTACAAACATATTTAAGAGAACATATAAATTTAGAATATGGTTTTACATTAGTTCATAAGAAAACAATTGGTAATATTTATAAACCAAGACAACATTCAAATTCATTACTACAAGTTGATCCTGTAGATTTAAGAAACTCGCCAGATTATGTAATGTTATATGGAGTTAATGTTGGAAAAGATTCTTGTAAAGTATTTATAGAATACGATGACAACAGAAGAAAAGGAAGAAGTTGGGAAATACCTTTAAATAACAACGATTTTATAATGTTTCCTTCTACTCAAAGATATCATATAACTTCTAATACAGCAGAACAATTAAATTTTATATTAACTACAACTTATGAATTTATCTAATTATTATTGGTACTTTAAATCAGCAATACCACCAAAGATTTGTGATGATATTATTAAATATGGATTAAGTCATCAAGAAGATTTAGCCATTACTGGTGGATATGGAAGAGATAGAAATTTAAAAGAAAAACCATTAAAGGAAGAAGAAATTGTAGATTTAAAAAAGAAAAGAAATTCTAATATTGTTTGGTTAAATGATACATGGATTTATAAAGAAATTCATCCATATATTCATGAAGCAAATAAAAAAGCTGGATGGAATTATGATTGGAATTTTTCTGAGTCTTGCCAATTTACTAAATATAAGTTAAATCAATATTATGATTGGCATTGTGATTCTTGGGATGTACCGTATGACAAACCAGAAGATCCAAACAGTCATGGTAAAATTAGAAAATTATCTGTAACTTGCCAACTAACAGATGGTTCAGAATATACAGGTGGCGAACTACAATTTGATTGTAGAAATTATGATCCACATATGCGTGATGAAGATAGACATGTGTTGACCGTGAAGGAAATACTTCCTAAAGGCTCTATCGTTGTATTTCCAAGTTTTGTGTGGCATAGAGTACAACCAGTTACAAGAGGAACAAGATATTCTTTAGTTATATGGAACTTAGGATATCCGTTTAAATAATATGTTTATACAAGAATATTTTAAAACACCAATTTGGTTTGAAGAAAAACCAGA